ATCACCACACCGGGTTTTTGGAGTTTAATCATGACTATCCGCCTTAGCTGGCCTTGATGTGACTGTAAATGCCGTCAACCTTGTTGTCCTGAACGAAAGCATCATGGTATTGGCGGAATTGAATCTTCCAGGCATCCTTATCCTGATTTTCATCAGGATTGAAAATCTTCATGTTGGCGAATTTGTTGACCTGAAGCACGGCGCTGGGGTGGAGCAGCAAGAAATTGATGTCCCGACCGGTCGAAACGGTCTTAGTGAAACCGCCAGCGTCCGAGGAAGAACCCGCGTCAAGGGTGATGCCCTTGTAGAAGCGGGTCTGAGGCACCATAATCACAGGCACACCATCCAAAGATGGTACGCGCCGGTCGATATTGCCTTCATTGCCCCACATACGGGTGAGAGCGGTCTTGAGCAATGAATAAACGCTGTCGGACGTATACAGGAGACGTCCTTCTTGTGGAACTTCAGCGGCATCTAAAGCGGCTGCGGCTGCATCAATGGCCGGTAAAACCGTCTCTGCGGTCAGCGTGGCCGGCGTACCGACTTCCTGAATGCCGGACCAGGAAGCGTACTTCGAGAACCGGTAGGCGTCGAGTTCGGGAACCACATCCACCCGCATGAATTCACCCGCCAGGGTTCCGAAGGCCATACCGAGTGTTTCATCGTCATCCATCCGGTCGATGGACATTTCCCGACCGCGCTCAATCGCAAGGGTCAGGGTTTCCCATTCTCCGGTCACATCACCGACAGGGTAGCCAGCGGAACGGCTGTAGGTGCCAAGGCCCACAGTTGAGACCTTGAAAATCTTGACAACGGCAGCCCCAGCAAAGTCAACGGGCTTCGATAGGCTGTCCATGCGGGAGGTCAGAGACACCCGCTTATAAATTTCATCCAGGATTGGTTGAAATTTGGTTACGAGATCAATAGAGTTAGCCATTTGCGTTACTTATCCTTTCCAGATTCTTGTTCGTTCACGAGGCCAGCCGCCTGACGGGCCGCCGCCACGATTGCGTCATCAGTAAGTTGAGAGGTTTTCCCACCCTTCGCAAACGTCGGGGCGGGCGTTTCGGACTCGAACAGATAATCGTTGTCGGTCTTGACCTTCTCGATTTGCTCGTTTAGGCCGATGACGGAACCGTCGGCCTCATTCAGTTTCAGGGCCTCCATATCCAGCAGAGCCTTGACGGCCTTTGGATTTTTCGCCTTTGCACCGGTGAGAGCGGCTTCGAGGGCATGGTCGAACTTGAGTTTGGCGATTTCGGCGTCGGCGTCCTCTTTGGCCTGTTTGGCTTTCGCCTCCCAGTCCGCGGCAGCTGCCTTGATGCCGGCCACGTCCAGACCTTCAAAGCCTTTGATGGCTTTGTTAGCCTCGTCAAGTTGGGCTTGCAGGCCTTCTTTTTCCTTCTCGGCCTGGGTCAGTTTATTTTTGGTCTCTTCCACGTCCTGACCGTGCAGTTTCATAATGGCTTCGATGTTCTCGTCGCTGAGTTCAAGGGCCTTAAGTTCTTCACGTTTCATCTGTTCTTGTCTCCTGGTTCACCTACGGTTTTTACGAGGTCCCATTCTCGTGGTGCCCGGCTCTCATACGCTCGCCGGATAGCGCAAATTATGAATAAAAAAGCCCGAAGTGTATTTCGAAAGAGGTATGCTCCGGGCTGGTCAGTACCAACTCAGGGAGCGGGTGCGCCTTTTTCGGTTGGCGCGGGCCTTACGCCTCAATTATAGCATATTTGTTTCATGTAAACAACGCATCAAACCATGCCTAAATCCTCTCACGTATATACTGCCGGTTCAATCCTGTCTGCTTCACAAAGTCCCGCATAGCCGCCTGCCATTCCCGAACTTTCCCCAATTCGCGGGCGTTCCCCAATCCGCCGGCGTCCAGAGCGGACGCCTTCCGCTTCCATTCCCTGATCTTGCGCTCAATGGCCCGCTGTTTTTGGGTGGCATCATAGACCGTCATTTTCTCGCCGTTGTGGGTGACGATTTGGCTGGCATACTCATTGACCTGGGCCTTAGTGTAGGCGTTTTCGGAAATGCCCTCGAAAAAAGGATAAAATGAGTGTCGTCAGCGGCAGTTGACGCCGCATAATCCGGTGACCGTGCCGTAACCTGTGGTTTCGACAAAGTCAGGATATTTGTCATCAACTGCCAATTTCACCCCCTTTCTTGTTATCCTAAAAATTTTCCCCTGCCAACCCTCATGGTTAGCCGGCCCGGTGCCCTTGTTGCGCGCACCAACATGAGCGCTCGTCTGGACCAGGTCAATCCCCATTTCCTGCGCCCGCGCCATCTGCAACTGGCCGGCCGTCTGATTCACGCCGGTTAATACGTTCCTGCGCATTGCCACGTCCAGATGATCCTGCCTTCCGCTGGCGAAGTGGATCACGCTGATCCCCTGGTCGGCCACGTCGGTCACGGCCTGTCTGATCGCTGAATTGTAGTCAAATGCCCCGCTGGAAACTTGCATGTAGGCCAGATCCGCCGCGTTCCTGAAAATATTTTGTGCATCAATCGCCGTTGTCAGGGTGAGGTTGCGCATCGTTCCCTGGGTGCGCTGCAAGCCCGCGACCAGCACCTGGGTCATCGCAGGGCTGAGGTTGAGGGGGAGCGGATCGAGGCCGGCCTTGCGGTAGATCGCGTCATCAAAGGCCATCGTCTTCACGCCGGCATCCTTGAACAACCGCCTCAGTTCCGCCTCCGACCGGCCCGTGACGGCCGATAGCTGGAGCAGGGCCTCTTCATAGACTGCACCGCTGGCCGCGAGGCGCTGCATCTGCCAGGCGGCCGTCGGGGAGGCGAAATCCAGGCCGGCTAGCCGGCGGGCGATGTCGTTGATGACGGTCTGCTCGTACTCGCGATAGAGCGCGACGATGGTCTCGGGGACGGCGTCAAGATAGTCTGCGGTGAGCATTACTTTTTACCCGATTTAATACCCTTTCTAACCCAGAAAAACGCTTTTTGTAGCGATGTCGCCACGCGCTCTTCATGTTCAATGCCGTCCTCGCGCATTTCGTTTAGCATGACGTGCATTAACTCGTGGACTATCGTCTTTTCAATTTGTTCTTTATCAAAATCACGCAGTTTGCGCATCGAAAGGACGATATGCGATTCCATGTATTTCCAGTTGGAATAGCAGACGCCAACCTGGTCAAGATTTACAAGACCGTTACCCTCATCAATGACATCCACAAATTCCAGGGTTATATCGCTGTATTGTAAGCCAAGCCAATGCGTCCACCACTCGAATCGCTCGCGGGCGTAACGCTTAATTTTTTTGTCTTTCATTTTCATACCCCCTGTTCATCCCCAAATAAATCATTTTCCGCCGCCTCACCTTGCACCTCGGCAATCCACGCCTTCGCTGCCTCTTCAGAAAGCCCATAGTTACGCATCAGGAACTGATACTTCGGCATGACGCCCATTGAGACGGACTGGCGATCGTTTGCGGCCTGCGAATCCTTGTCCGTAATGACGCTATCATCAAACTCAAAGGTCAGCTCATACCCGCCCCGAGGGGCCAGACGGTACAGATCAGCGTAGACACTCATGGCGGCCACCAGTTGCTCGATCATGGTGCGAATTGCCTTTTGGGTGTCGGTCACGGTGGTATAAGTGCGCTGCCGGCTGATCTTGATCTCGGTCGCGGTCTTCTCGACCGTCTGGGGGTCTGAAAACGTCCCGCGGGCCAGTCCGACATTATCTTCAATCCGCTTGAGGATGACATCAAGGCCTTGAACAAGGGGCTGATCCCGGAACTCTGGCGTCCAGGCCTCAAACAGCTTAGGCGCGGAGATATTGGTACCTGAGGCCGCTTCCAGGGTGCGGTAAAGCCGGCGGTTGTGCTTCGGCAGGATCGGCTTACCGTCCTTATCCTGGTCAAAGGCGGTCGGGTCGGCATAAAGCGCCCGTTCGCCGCTCTCAAACTCCCACAGGAAGCGCGCCCATTGCTCATCGGCTTGCCGGATCAGGCTTTCGGCCCGGTGGAAGCAGCTCACGCCCAACGGGCTGTTGGGGTCGATGTTATTCTTCAAAGGAAACCGGAAATAGCCGTAAAGCGGGACGGTGACGTCGTTGATGGTAACTTCTGGTTCCAAGTCAGCCCAATCCGCGACTTCGCCTAGGCTGATTTTATTTCCCAGCGTGTCTTTGGTCTGGCTCTTATAGGCCACGTTGCGGATCGTGTAGACCTCGCCGAAGTTGTGGTACTCAAAGCGGGTGTAATACCACTTTCCGATCACGCGCTGGTCCACAAAGATTACGGCTGTGATCTCGCCATCGCCGTCAAACGACACGGGGTAAAAGCTGCCGGCGGGCACGAAATCAACAGCGATCTTCTCACCTTCCGGGTAGGGTTTGACCATCATGCCGCCCACCGCACAGCCTTCTTCAATCTGCTCCCGCAATTTTGAGATGACCTTGTTCAGCTGCGCTTGCAGGTAGGTCGCCCTGGCCCCACCGTCCACCGTGACGGACATCTCAATCGTCGTCATGCGGGCAATTTCAGCCGCAATGGACGCCGGCAGGCCAATCGGGATCACCGTATCGGATTTCCAGGACGGCTGATCGTGATACATGTTATACCAACGGGTCAGCGCCGCCGCCATGTCGGTGTTGATAGCAATCTCAACACCCATCGTTTTTTGTACATCGGTTTGAGTAAACATCTTTTTGAAGACCTCCTTGATCCAGGTCCAGATTTTTGTAAAGATCATTTGCCACCTCGCCGCCATATATCGTTGGTCGCATAGCGCGCCCCGTCGATCGCGTGATTGTCCTTGTCCGGGTAGGCCTGAATGACTTCTTCGTCCTTATTGCGCAGATATTCGTAATTCAAAAATTCCTGGGCTGTATAGGGGGCGCGGGCCGGGTCGATCACGATCTCAACCAGCGATTGGAGCCACTTGATGGAATAATCCACGCTGTCCGGGCCCTTTTCGGCGCCGCGGATCCGCTTGGCCCCGTAGGCGACGAAGTCGGCGATGCTCTTAGGCTCCGCACTGTCGGCGATGAGTTGATCCTGCGCCGGCCGGTAGCCCTTTTCCTCGACCAGGCGGTCATATAATGCCCGGTTACTTGTTCGCCAGGCCCGCAGCTCGTCAAAGATATACAATTTCCGCCTGGCGGCGTTGTAGTACATCTTGACCCAGTGTGCCGGGTCGGGATAGTAACCCCAATCCAGACCCTGAAGTACGCGGTCGAAACCGCCATCATCGCCTTTGCCGTTAATTTCCTCATCCGCGATCTCACGGGCGGTAACGTTGGTAAACACCATGCCGCCGGCCCCGTTGGCAACGCCCAGGTACTCGTGCTCGTAGGCGTCAGGGTTGATCTTCTTGAGATATTCGGCCTCCTCGATAAATGCTTTACCCAGCCACTCAGGCGGGGCCTCAAGATAGGTGCTGTGGTGGACAAAGCGGTTTTCCTTCGGGATCTGGATTTCTTTGTTCGCAAAGTTGGCGATGGTCTTCGGTGGGTTGAAGGATTTGAAGATGTAGGCCAGGTCGCCGCCCCGGATGACGGACTGCACGATCTTGCGGACCGCTTCCTCTCCGTGGAACTGGTCGTATTCCTCAAACCAGACGCCCATGATATAGCCGAACTCAGGCCGGATGGATTTGATCTTGCCCGGATCGTCAGCACCCCGGAAATAGATTTTCTGACCGGTGGGAATATAGGTAATTTCGAGGGGGGAAGTTGTGCATTTGAACTCATCGTCCAGCCCCAGCATATTGATCGCCCACAAGAACTGGGAGTAGACGCTGTCCCGCAGGGTGGCTGCGACCTGACGCAGGGCCACAAAATGGCCTTCTGGGTTATTTTTGATAAGCTCGATGATGATCTCGGAAATGAAGGAGGATTTGAGGGAGCCGCGCCCGCCATCGAAAACATATTCGTTGTGCCCGTGGTTGCGGATGTCACGGTAGACCTCGTAGTAATTGCCGGAGAGCATCGACGCCGGCAGGGAGAACTCGCCTGCGGAAGCGGATACGCTGCTCTCGCCATCGCCACGCTCACCAAAAAGACCGTGATGCTTGCCGAGTAGCTGCAGAGCGCTAAGACGATCATACATTTCAATCTTGGTGCCGTAACGGTTCGGCACGACGCTTTTTATCAGCTTCAATTTGTTGGCGTCTTTGGCCTTCTTAAAGTTGAAAGTTAGCTTTTTCCCTGTTGGCGCAACATCCATAACGTCTTCGATTGACCCCCTGGCAATGTCAGAGATGTTCATAAGCACTTCATCCGCCGACATGGCAATTTCGTCAATCCGCCGTTGGATTTCAGCTTTGATCTTAGGTTTGGTAAGGTTTTCGGACGCGATAGATGCAGCGGAACGATCAGAGTAACCGGCCTTGATAGCGGACTCGGTTGCGTTCCACGTCTGGAGATAGTATTCAATAAATAGCCGCTGTTTCGTCGTAAAACCCATAGTCTATGTTTTAGATGGGGCGCTTTCGGGTGGCGCCCCATCTGGTGGAAAAAGGAGAAAAGGATAGAAAATAATTACTTGGTAGCCAGCCTCAAAAACACCCGCTCACTCTCGGTCGCCGTCCCGTTCTTGCGCTGAATCTGCTCAACGATCTTACTTGGGTCGTACCGGCCCTTTATCACAGCCCGATACCCCAACCTGCCCAGTGCGCCATCTTCTAGGCCGGCTATTTCAGCCCACGGCTCCGCGTCACTTGATAGCAGCCACCGGAGGGATTCTTTCGCGATGCTAACCTTGCGAACCCTGCCGATAAACTCTTCTCCACTCTGTCGCACGATCTGGCATGAGGCGTCTTTGACGGCTCGTTTGATGACGTGGTAGGCCAGGGTGTCGATGTTGTAGAACGTCTTAGTCATGTTGATCAATGCAGTTCCGGGTGAGCATCCCATAGACGCTGTAATTTTTCGGCGTCCGATGGCTCAATCGGAATCGGCGCTTGATAGAGGGCTGTATACGCAGATGACACCCAACCTTCAATAGCATCGTCTCCAACAAAAAGCATTGAGCCGCTCGATCTATACGCGTTCATTATGGTTCCGTTCACAACAGACCCGATCCGTGTCGACTCCAGTGTATCCGGGCCGCTATGTACAAAAAGCGCTATACAGTTAACAATCTCGATCTGGTAAAGCGGTTCTGGGTCAACCACTGGGGGCGCTTCATCTCCGATCCAATCAGCATAATCGCTTTCATCCCCGGCAAAGTGATTTGAGTCGATACTGCCGGGATACCCAGGGTAAGAGCCGTTACTCGTATACTGCCACAGCCACCAGTTAGTCCAACCACCGGTCGCCGGTAGATAGGGAGAGGCTGCCCCATAATGGGCTACCCATAGTTTGCGGGACTTGTAGGCGTCTGTCCGCATAATCTGATCCCAGTAGTAACGGGAGGTGTAAATGCCAACCTGGAAGCCAAGCGCATCCTCAAGCTGGCCGATAAAGGACGATACCTGCGCCTCTGTCAACGGCGTTGCGCCGGCCTCGTTCTCGACGTCTACCCAGACGCCAAGTTTAAAATCGCCAACGGTTTTCAGCTCGTCGATTTGTCCTAAAATAGCATCAATCTGGGACTTGACCGTGTTGTACTGGGTAACAAAGTGATAAAGCCCGATGGGTACCCGTCGTAACGTCAGCTCGCGGGCATGGGTCAAAAGCGCGGTATCTGGATAGCGCCCATAGCAAGCCCTCAGGATCACGCCGTCCACGTTCGCCGCGAGTGCATCATAGTCGATCCTGGATGGGTCTTGCCACTTTGATATATCGATAATTTTGACGGTCATCATTCACCTCCACCGTTTGGGTCGATTCCGTTATTTCGCATCAGGGCTTCCAGTTCCTCGATCCGTTCCGATAATCTCAGGATAAGCTCGTCCTGTTTTTTAACCTTCTTTTCGAGGTCTTGATAGTCCTGTTTCAGTTTTTGGTATTTTTGGGTGATCTCGATGTTTTCCTCGTCTTTGCACTGGATGTCCGCCCTGAGTCTTTCGACCTCATTCTCCAGGCGGTTGATCTCGGCGTGCCACAGTTTTTGTAGTTCGATCTTTTCATCGGCGCGGATCTGCTTCGTTTCGGCGCGCAACTTATCTATTTCCGCGTCAACTTTGTCCCTGTTAAAGTGCCCCCTGACAATCTCAACAAGGACGCCGCCGACCAGACCCGCGACAACAGCGCCTAAGATATTCCACAGTTCCGGTGTCAAAATGGCCTCCTCGGCTATGGTTTGGGTTGGGGCCGGTCATTATTCACGCCGGCCCCGGTTATCAATTATTTGCTGGTGGCGGATAGATCGGCGCCGACTTTGTAGACGCCGGTTGCGGAAAGTCCCACGGCCAGGCCGTAGACCGCTGCCTCAAACCAGAAGCGCCAGCCGACCATCGCGGCCGGATCTGCCATATAGGCCCAGTAAAAGACCCCAAAAACCAGGCCAAGCACGATCGCAAAGACTTCCACACCAACCCCGGACCAGCCCAGTTTGACCTTGAAAAACTGGACCAGACCGATAACGACAGCCATCAACGGAATTCCCGCGATGATGGCATCCTGAAGATTGAGAGACATAGATCACCTCCAAAAAAGATAGTGGATTAAACAAAAAGCCCGGAGTGTGTCACTTTTGAGTGATGCGCTCCGGGCCGCTCAAAAACGACTCTGGGAGCCTGATTACAGTATAGCACACCAGGGATGGGCACGCAATAATAGCCACTCTGATTTACACTAATCTCATAGATTAAAATAACATTAGAGTTTGTCGCAAACGTCAATAAACACTTGACAGTTACTACCGCACGTGGTAATATATATACATAACAAACAACCAGACAGGAGATTGAGATGACAGCAAAAATTGAAAAACCAGAACCCATCAAATACACAATAAGCGATGATGATAAATATGCCCCCGGACGCGAAATTACC